CAGAACCAGCAGCAGGCGGCACAGCAACAAGCACAGCAGCATGCACAAGAAATGCAGCTAGAGCGTGAAAAGATGCAAAATGAGATGATCTTAGAAAAATACAAGATCGACGCCAAAATGAAATTAGATCACGATCTAGGGATGGTACAACATGCGGTTACTGCTACGACGGCTTCGCAACAGATGGCTAAGGATGATGAGGGTAAGACAAAACAAGATCAATCTACGCAACAGACAAAAGATCTAATGGACGGCTTGTCAAATCATCTAAAAGTGCTTCACGATCATATTACAGCTCCAAAGAGCGTTAAAGTTATTAGAAACCCGGATGGCAGTATGACGGGGACATCTTCATGACTGATCCTCTAGTTATTATCCCTGCATACATTCCACCATTAGCTGATGATAATAGTCAGCCTTGGGTAACGCCTGGCAGATATGCGCAGCCAATGGTTTACAGTGGTGTTCTGGAAATTTCCGCCCCAGATGGCAGAGTCGCCAGGACGAGGTTCTTTTTCTTGAGGTTCTTCAGGGATCTGATGGTGATGGTAACCGGATTGGTTGTCACCAGAACGAGTAGATTTGATGTCTGACATTTTAAAATCTTGGGCCAGACCTTTGAGTTGACGGTCAGCCTGTTTGGTTCTGTCTGATTTCAAAGCAACTGGTTTCAAGAAAACCATATTGAGTTCTGCGGTACAGAATTTGATAGGACACTCGGGTTCATACGATTCGAACAATCCGTGTGATGGGCAGAGATAGTCGTGAAGTACGCTCATGATTCGTCCAAAGTAGGATAAGAGTAATCGTGACGATTACGGGGGCCGATAGATAGTTTGAATCCGTCAGGGGACTTGACGATCCCCATGTGCGAGAAGATAGCAGGTTCTGCAACCTTTCGATAGTCAACGTATTGGGTCTGGTCTTTCCTCCTCATGACGCGCACTCGGCCCTCTCGCCACGCTTGGTAAGCGGCAGACACACGGCGTTGCGTGGTTTCGCTCATGGGTGAGTTTTGATAGATAAAGACATCTGCCAAGAATTCTCTGGAAATTCCGCAGAGATCGGCAAACTTCTGAATAGAAATACCGCGTTGTTTATCCTTGAGAAACTTTCCAACTAAAAGTTTGAGTTCTTCTTTAGGAATTACGGTATTCAAAACTGTAGCCTTTGTCTTGCAAGAACATCAGGAAGTCTAGTTCACCAAAGACTCCAGCGCATTCTTCAACGGTGCTTCTGATCGCAATAAATTTGTGGTCCACCAATTTTCTGCTTGGTCCGTGATGACCGACCAGCAGCTCTAGGTCGATGTCATCGTGTACGCCTGGACCCATGTACTCGATAGAAAAGTGTTTGGCAATGTTAGTGGGTGCGAACCGCACACCGACAGATTCCAGTTGAGGACGCAAGAGTCCTGAGAGCTGGACATCTTCGTTGATGAACGGCTGCTGGTTGTACAACTTGTGGACGATGCCGTGCTTGGACGGGGCTTCCAAGAACTTGCGCGATCGCAGGGAAAACCCGCCGTTCTGGACAACGATGGGGTCTTTCACATGAATCCACGAATAGTGGAACATGGCTTGGTCACCCAGGATGCCCATGTGAGTAGGTGCGCCAACGTAGTCGTACTCGTAATACTCGCTGGTGAAGTTCAGCCCGTTGATGACCCAACCGTCATCTTGAACCACGAGGCAGTATTCGGTCTCGATGTACTGGTGCAGCGAGTACATACAAAAGATTGAGTACTGGTAGTAGTCCAGAGGTGCTGTTTGTTTCCACGCAATGTGGTCTGGAAGACTTTCGGGGCGAGAGAGGGAGATGAGGAGACCCCTACTGCCTGGTAGTTCCCGCAAACTTTGCACAAGGCTTGGAATGACTGCGGTTCCATCTGTGTGGCCGTAAATAGATACGATAGTGAGATCAGTGTGTAGAGCCACCGTACATCCCGATTTTTTTGAGATAGTTAGATACGTTACGTCCGGCAGCGATCTGCTCTGGAGTCTGGTTCTCTTGGGCATGAGAGATTTCTTTTGTCAGTCTCATGGCAATCAATCTGGGTTGAACCTGCTCGGCATAGGCAACAGCAGCAAGGGCACTGGCAATGACTCTATCATCTTTGCCGCGCCCAGGCGCACCGATAAACCCGCCCTCACGAACAATCCCCTTCATCTCGTCTAGCAAGTCCATAGACTTGATGTCCATCAACCCACGTTCGAAGTAATCTTTCATGTAGGTCAACATCCTCTCTTTGGTCTGACTGGTGGTCAGGAACCCAATAGAGTTGGACAGACCAGACATGGTGTCGTTACGGCGCCAGATGTAGTTCTGCATGGAACCCAGAACGTCCATGATGCCGTGACCGGCAGTGCCTTGGGCGGCAGCAAGACGTTTGAGGTTACGCATCTCGTTGATTACCGCCTGACCGGGACCATTGACTTCCAAGTTCAGAGTTGAGTTCTTGTACGCACCGGCAAGGTGAGCAATCACCCACGCAAACTGGTAGGTATTCATCTCACTGGTCGCAAACTCCGCCACCTGCTCCATGCCATTCGCATAGACGCGGAAGACTTGGATAGAGAATCGGTCTGCCCAATCGGATGACCCATAAGCAGGATCAGCACCAATGACGTAATAGGCCGTGTCAATAGGCTGTTCCCAGATCTTCAAGGTCCCCAACTTCTCTGTGGACTTCAAGACATCCGTGTCTTGAAACATTGCCCCGAAAGCATAGCGGAAACACTCCGGATGAAGTGCACGAGATTTCTTGGCAGCGTCAGTACACCGGGAGTTTGAGAAGAAGCTCGTACCAGTCATCACGAATGCGTAGTCTTCCGTAGGAGGAAACTCCTGGTACATCAGCGCATCGTCCTTGATCCCCTCGTGGAGTTTCCACCTCCACCACGCCATCTGCCTGCTGTTGATCTCCACCCCGTACAACTTCTTGATGTCCTTCACCCACTCTTTCTCTTCCCCAGTTAATTTACCATCCCAGTAAACCTTATAAACATCCGTCTCTGCTTCTACGGAATAAAGTTCATTTCTCCACCATCCACAAAATATAGCCCTCTGAGTTCTAGCCTTCTTGGCAGTCACATACATATCGTGGAACATATTAAACCCACGAGCAGTACTCTCAAATAAATACAACCGCTGAGGATTGGTCTCCGCAAGAGAAGCCAAGAGAGACGCTAGGCCCTCCTCATCTCCCCAACTGGATGTCTCAGTACCATGCAGGTACGTTATCGCCTTACCGCGCCCCAGAGACCCCTTAGAACGCAATCCAGCCACCTGATAAAACAACCGACTACGGTTCTTCAAAGAGATGTGGTTTCTGTTGTGAGCAATAACAGGTACTTTATATTCTCTGGGTAACCCATCTATATACATAGACAAGGTACTCCTAAACATATCCCTGTTCTCTTCCGTATCTGTCGTTAATGTACCCTGTAATCCAGGATGTACAAAATGCCAGTAAAGATCTAATGCCAATGAGATAGTAGTTATCCCTAACTGTCTACCCTTTAATATCACAAAGAAATGAATATCATCCTGTAGACCCTTAGCTATCTCATCCATAATATATGTCTGAGTACCTAATAACCTATCCATCTTCCTGAGACCATGCTCTTTAGTCTCAATCTTTAATTCACTACAGAACTTGTAGAACTGATCTAGATTAAATGTGCTCATTGTGCAATTGGATATGATGAGGTTTGCAAAGCCAAACTACATCTAACGGTCTAGAGTAGTCTGGATGATGGGTTTCAGATTGATGCTCTCCGCAAACAAAACAAGGTTGACGAACCAACTTACCAGTCTTTATTGCGTATTTGACAGCATCACGGACTCTGGCCCTATCAGGATGGCTTTTCAACCATTCAGCTTTCTTTCTGGTGCTGTAGCCAGGGTTCTCCTTGGCAAACTTCTCTCGATACTTCTTCGCCTTCTCAGGCGTTAGGTTCTTCTCTTTCCATTTGGCGTGATACGCCTTGAGACACGCTTTGCAGTAAGACGATGCACCGTCAACAGTAGCCTTGGACTTGTTGAACAACTCCAACGGCAGAGTCTTTTCGCATCTGGGGCAGGTCTTCATGGAACATCTCCTGTGACGATGTTTCCACTATACCGTAAAAAAAAATCTATGAAAGAAATTTGGGGGGGAGAAGCGTTGGGTGCACGCACACACGGGGGTCAAGACCCACCTTATCGGGCCTGCGGATCGGCGGATGGTAGCACGTGTTGATCGATGGCGTCCCATCCCAAGCCGGGTAGCGGGAGGGGAAAGGGGGTAAGGTACGTGTAAGAAGAATCTATCGAAACGTATGAACGGGGAGAGTGGTGGCCCCTTTGTCCCGTCCCTGTCGAGGGTGTCCCATACAGGTACAACATACACCCCCTATATATACATATAGTACAGATGTGTACAGACAGGTAGAGTACTGTACATCTGTACATTAGGGAAAGTACCTATAAAAAAAAAGAGATTATCTGTTGACAGAGCATAATCGACAGTATAATATGTACTCACTGTCTTACATCGAGACAGATTATCTTATAGAGAGGACAACATGCATCAAGTTACAGCAATCTTCCAAGACTCTGAAATTGGATATGGTGAAGCAGAGGGTCTCTGGTACGCTATAGAAGAGTGTCTTGAGAGTATCCCCAGGATCTTCGATTATGGTGCGGCACCGGACGAGATCGATCTTCTATTCATCTATCCTAATGGTAAGAAATGCAAGGTTAACCTTCAGGATCATCTAGATCTTGCCTATACCCTGAAGTATGTAGGGTAAAACAGTTTCAGATACTACCGATTGGCAACAGTCGGTAGTGTCGGACACTGTCCGGTATCGCATCACATCAAATCAAGAGGATCACATCATGCAGTATCAACAAGCAGTCAACATCTACAAAACGGCAGAAGACAAGCTCAACGAGTTGCAACCGGGACAATGGGTCTACGCTGGTGACCGGTCTGTGATGGGCAGGTTCTGCCGTATCAAGCAGAATGGTGTTGTAGTGGTGTCATGGGCTGGGAAGATGGATCGCTTCCTGGCACTCAACAAGTATTCCAAGCGATAGCATTCTGACAACGCGAAACCCTCGGGAGAGGGTCTACCGGTAGTGCCGGTACTGATGAGCGTAATCAAATCTAATCAAGAGTATCAATCATGCAAGCAATCGTCACCAAGTATCTATCGCCAACCAACACTAGGGGTGCGCGGATCAAAGCCGTATCCTGTGGAGGATTTAGCGTCACTGTCCCGTTCGATTACGAGGGGAACGAACACGAAATCGCAGCTAAGGAAATCTGTAAAAAGTTGGGTTGGACGTTCAATCATGTTCCTGGCGAGCTGCCGGACGGATCGACTGCTTGGGTTGCTGTTCCCCGTCCTAAATCATTGGGTGAGCGCATCCAGTGTATCGCTCAGGGTGAGTGCTGGAACTCATCAGACCTTCACCAGGCATTGACCTACTGCCAGTACGACAGTGAGCGTGAATCTGTCCTGAACTACCTCAAGGGTGATGCCAGCACGGATGATCGGTTCCGTCTGCAAACCCTCGCAATGAAAATTCCCTGCTAACCTCTTGACGGGGTGATAATCTCACCCCATAATCTAGATTCTTACTATCTTATCTGGAGCATTATCATGGATTTCAAAGCACTTACAGAACAGCAGATCGAACGTAAAGTTGAGTCTGCGATTGATCGACTTGATCGTCATCTCCTGTCCAACCAGATCACGCAAGAGCAATACGACAGGGACATCCTGTCGATTGACAAGTGGGCAGAGCAACAGTATCAGCATTCCAAACTCATAGGTTTGGTGTGAACCCAACCGTCGACGAGTTGTTAGACCTCCTGCTAGACGGTGACCCCGTGGCCTGGGAGATATCCAGAACCCCCGACGGTCTCCGGATCGTCGGACTCATGCGTAACGGGGAAACCCGTGTACTTGCGACAATCCCCATAGCAGCCCCTGAGAACGATTCTGGACCCTGCGTGTAGGGTAGTCCCAACTGAACCCCATTCGGCCCATACAGGGCCATTCACAGCCCCTCTAAGGGCATTACCATCGGAGAGTGTATGTTGTACGAAGAGCTACAAGCAAAAGCAGCGGAGATCCTGGCGCAAGCAGAGATCGTCAAGCAGGATGAGAAGCGTCAAGCTATCGATGCCTGTAAAGCAATGATCGCGTCCTATGGCGTAACAGCCAAGGATCTGGGGTTGGACAAGACCCCCAAGGTCAAGACCGGACCCAAACCAGGGAACAAGATCGCGGCCAAGTATCGAGACCCATTGTCGGGTGCCACCTGGTCTGGCAGGGGTAAGACCCCGCGTTGGATCAACGGTGCTGATCGCAGTCAGTACGCTATCTAATCTCACCGGGGGATTGTGAGTCCCCCATATTATCTGGAGTAATCATGAACCCCGATATCATATTGAAAGTTCTTTGCGTCTGTATGTTTTCACTAGGCATCGTTGGTGCAGTACTGGGTGAGCGTGCTCTCTGCGCTATCGGTCTTGTTGCTGCTTTCGGTTGTGCAATGATGCTAATCAAGGATGAGTCATGAATGACTATCAGTTAATGCAGATCTGGAGAGGGATTAAATATCCCCATAAGGAAGTAGAGCAGAAAGTATTAGAGTTCGGCAGACAAGTAATGCACGAGTCATCCGATCACTACTACCAGCTCGGCAGGCAGGAAGCATTTCAGGCCATGAAGCCGGTACTATTGAAAGCATTGAGTGCTCTAGACTCTGCTCACTACATTCTGATGATCCAACCCGTGACACCACGGGAAGAGGCTCTCGCAGTCGATGATGCTATCAAGCATTTGAATGCCATCCTGGAGGTTCTATGACCCCTGACTGCTTCCCCAATCGTCTCAAGTATCTGGACTGGGTGCACTCTGCCCGGATGTCTCCACCAGCCCCAGGCCACGAGTACTGCGAGGACTGTACTTTCGAGTATCAGAGTGAAATGATAAAACAACGTAGATGTCAATATCCCGGAACAACCTTCAGAGAGTACGGTGAGGGTAGGGATGCCTGCATAGTAGGCAGGAGAGCACATCACGTTGTGTTCAAGATCAAGCAGATAGCAATGTATGGTGTATAGTTCAGTTTGTTTAGTGCTGTCTCCTCTCTGCCATGACTCCGGCAGTTCAACCCAGGTTACTTGATCTGGGTTTTTTTTTGTGTTAGGGTTAACCCTGTTGCCGTAGGAAGCAGCTAAGAAGGCTTACTCATGCACCTGCCCCAATATACCGGGGTTCCTACCGGGTGCAGCAGTAAGCCTTTTTTGTTTCCGGTGACCGTACCCTCCGCGTCAGCAGAGCACCTAGATGGGTGGCCGGGGAGAGAACATAGGCCAGGGAGTACCACCCCCTGCAAGCCTCGCAGCGTTCCAGAGCGACTGCACAAGTGTCGAACCTCCTGGGTGGTCTCAGGCTCGGCATGATTGAATCTGGCGTCAAGCGAACACTGGCAGAGTTCC